ACCATTCTGTAAAACTTCTATTTTATCAATCACTGTATTTTTTTCTAACATTTGTTTTTCCTTTAAGCTGCTTCATACATAATTGTGCCGTAAATGTCAGCGGTACCTGAAGTAAATTCGCTGACAATCATATAGTCAAATGCAGTCGTGCTTTCAGATATGCGCATGTATGCGGTGTTATCTGATATTGATAATCCTGGATTGTTGGCAACGGTTGCTGCGGAAAGGGCGACTGAACCCTGAAAAATAACTGTTCCAGTTATTGATGTCGCAGCATATGGTAATCCATGAATAAACAGGTCATTGGCGGCTGTTAATCCTGTGGTGACGATGTTGACAAGTGACACAGTTAACATTACCATTTTACCGACTTTGATGTAGGATCCAGTAAAAGTGCCTGTCGCGAGAGGTGCGACTGAGGTGGATGTACCATTCACTATCGGCGTCCATGTCCCTTCTTCGTAATCACTTAGAATACTGGTTGTCTCCACTCCGGTGCTGCTTAAAACATTAAACTCAATGCCTGTACCTGGTCCGAAAAGTTTAACAGAGCCGTTGGATACTAATATATCCCCAGCGCCAGTGTCACCGACGTATAGTGATGCGTTATCGATTGATAGATTGTTACTAAATGTTTTAATGCCAGCAATTGTTTGGTCGCCAGTTTTCATAACTGCTCCAGCAGCGCTTACAACAGCGTTGGTTACTATTTCATTCTTAACGTTTGCCAGTGTCTTTGGTCTTATAACACCGTCACTTGCTGTTTCTACAAAATAATGCGTAGCGCCAGTAGCAGTGTCTGCTGTTGCGCCAATGCTAATCCCGTTTGGAAAATCTGGCGCACCAGTTCCAAGTTCGTCTGTGATATTATCTACTCGAAGATTACTCATATTATTGATCCCTTTAAGAATTATAGGTATATTACTTATTAAGCATTTATATTACAGAACGCGCATTTACTTTAGAATATCAAATGGTTGCTCTGGCCAGACAATATTATTTGGAAACCCTGACTGATCTGGCAAATCTCTTAGTTGTTGTCTGTAACTAACTATGGCTGTTTTTAATTCGTCTGACAACGGAAAATCTGGCAAAACATATTTGTCGGTAAGTTGCAAATACTTGTTTCGTCTTTTAATTGCTTCAGAAGCAACATCTGGTCCTTGACGTTTTTCGTAAACCCATTCACCATCAGTAAGAACCCAACCAATCTCGCCATCATGTCTTGAAGCTAAGATATGATTGTTGCCAGAATTAAATGGTATACCATCTTCTAATACGATAATATTTACACACTGATTTGTTTGTTGATCTATGATACATTTACGCATTAAATAAACTCCAAAATAAATATTACACCAGCACCACCAGCACCACCAGCCGCCCCTGTTGTAGTATCAACAGAGGCCGCACCACCGCCTCCTGCACCAGTATTTGTGCCTCCAGCCTGACCAGCAACAGAACCATTAGTATCAGTTGCACCTCTGCCACCACCACCCCAAAAACTATTTCCCCCTCCGCCACCGACAGCAAGAGCAGCAACGTCTCGTCCTGTGCCTCCATTACCATCACCGCCAGGAACATTAAAATCACCACCTGTTGGAGTTCCCCCTAACCCACCTGACGCAGATGAACCTGTAGTTGGCGCTCCCCCACCATTACCAAATGTTCCTCCAGGAGCAGATAGGGCTGCTCCCCCACCAGAAGGAGTAAATGTTGTAGTACCACCAGTGCCACCATCGCCACCAGAAGCTGATCCTGCTGTTCCGCCACCTCCAACAGCAAATGTGGCACCACTTACCCCAATTTGTGCTGCTGTATAGTATTTGATTGCTGTTCCTCCCGCACCGCCACCAGCACCACCAGAACCAGATGCAGTATCGGCTCCATCAGCTCCGCCACCACCGCCGCCGCCGCCAGTAGCGATTACTAAACAATATTTCATCCCAGTAGTTGGAATATATGGTGATTCGCCAGTCGTTATAAAAGTTCGAACATTTATACCCGCAATTGAAGCCTGTAATACTCGCAATGGAGTCATCAGTTTAGTATTGTCAGAACCAGCTATAGCTTCAGCTTGTGTTGCGATATCTGCTGTTGAAAATATTGTTCCTGTGGCATCAGGAAGCGTAAGTGTTTGATTCGTATTTGTACCTAGTGATTCAATTGTAAATACGCCAGTGCCAGATGTATTTGATGATAGTGCTATTTTACTCATGTTCTACTCCCAAGAAATCGCCGCGGAACCAGCATCAAAGATGTTTGCGCTAACTGTTAATCTAACCTGTGTCAGTGTTGCAGAAAGGGCTTTTGAGCCACCAAAGGTGTGTACAACTGTACTAACATCAGACCTTCCTGCTACCCCACTGATAGCCCAAAGATTTGTGGTCGCGTCCATTAAGTTAAATGTAACACTACCGTGTAGAGCGGCGGTTGCTATCCATGATGGACTAAGCGCCACTCCAGTTGAAAAACCTCCGACCTGCGTAGCCGCTGCGTTTATTATAGCCCCCGTTGTCCCAACATACCCAGTCGCCTCAATACCACCAGCATCGCCAAGCTGAAGTAATGGAACAACGGTACCATTTGATGAAAGACCACTAAACATCACAGTCACGCGACGAGCGGTTGCTGGAATACCTGTAAAATCTACGTTTGATCCTGATAAGGTCGTCAATGAAGATAAATTTATATTCTGATCATCAATTGCCTGTGACACACCTAAAGGAGTCATTAATTTTGTGTTATTACTGCCAGCTTCAGCTTCAGCCTGAGTTGCGATAATTGTGCCGCCAATTGTGCCGTCAACTGTTAAGGTCTGTGCGGGAGTAGTGTTGGCAATACCTACGTTACTATTAGCAGCGATAATCATACGTACTGTACCAGAGGTCATCAGAGACATATCATTTGTCCCCTGCGCTCTTACGCGAACAAGACCACCAGATGAACGAATAATCACATCACCAGATGCATTGTTGGTCTTAAAATCTGCAATAGCGTTATTGTTGTCAGTTCGTTCCACTTCAAAGCGTGAACCTCTTGAAGCCGTATTTCCTACCAACAGGTTGCCAGAACTATCAAACCGAGCAACCTCAACACCGCCTTCAGCAAAAGCAATCGTATCAGCTACAGGGAAGAAAATACCAGTATTAGGATCCTCACCCTGAAGTGCGGGTGTTCCTGCACTTCCGTTACTGCCAGAGATTCCAGTTGTTCCGTTTAATGCAATCGCCATATTAAATCACCACCCATCTTGCGCCATCTTGAATTGTTATAGTTACACCATTATTTATCTCAATAGGGCCAGCTGACATAGCATTTCTTCCTGTGACAAGAGTATAATTTGACGCGAGTACTTGACTGTTTTCAATAAAGCCAGAAGTAGCATTAAATGATGTTGCGCTAACTGAACCGCTTACACTTAGTTTATCAGCGGGTGTAGTGTTGCCAATACCTACGTTGCCATTAGCAGCGATGCGCATAGATTCTGTACCAGCGATCTTAAAGCGCAGATCACCAGTGGTTCCAATGTTACTAGCACAATAAGACGTGATTGACGCCATGTTACTGTTTGGGTTGTCAGTGTCTAATCCTACCCACTGGATGCCACCTAAAGGCTGGTCAGCAACAAGAGTTGTGTCGGTATTTACAATGTTGAAGTATCTTGCACCACCTGGATCGGTGTTTACTCCCGCATATCTAAGTTCGATGTTTCCGTTTACTTGCAAAGCCCCAGCGGCAACACCTGTTAGGGGATCACTTGTAGATGGAGTAAGGCCAATACCTACGTTGCCTGCAAAGTAGTTATCTGCCGTACCGTTTGCATAGAAATTCCAACGACCTGTTGCGGCTGCAATATCTGAATAGAATCCCATATCATTTGTGGCTTGAGTAAGCCGACTATCTGCATAAAACCCATATTGATTTGTAAGAGTTGCGCCAGCACCGAAGGCGTCTGCTGGACGGGCACGATAATGGATTAAAGTTGTAGCTGCTGTAGCCGCTGCGTATGTTACGCCGATTGTGTCGTGAACAATAGATGTGCCAGTAGCAGTTGTTGGAATTGTTCCTCTTGCAACAAACAGTGTCGGGCTACTAGATGTTGTCCAGTTTTGAACATCTAGACCGGCATTGGGAGTAGTTGTACCAATACCTACGTTACCGCCGTTAAAGTAGGTATCACCACCACCACGGATGACTACTTCCAGATTGGCACTAGCATCATATAAAAAAAGACCGCCATCATCAGTAGCACCAGTATCACCTAATGCAGCGTAACGAGTACCATCAGTTCGAGTGACTATTGCGACTGATCCATCTCCGCTAACATCCAGTTTGGCTGCGGGCGCACTTGTACCAATTCCTACGTTGCCCGCAGAACTAATACGCATACGTTCGGTTGGGGCAGTGTCATCATTAGTGCCTCTAGTCGAAAATGTTAATGCAGCACGACTATCTGAAGCATCAAATTCTTCAGCAGAAACCGAAGCGCCTGGATGCGTGCTAGACGAACCTGTCGCAAAACCTAATCCGAAAGTTTGCTGAATAGAAGCGTTAGATGATATGGAAAGGCGTAGCAATTCACCATTTGTTCCGTTAATATGCAGCGGTGTCGTAGGCGCGGCCGTTCCGATGCCGACGTTACCCGTGTTGGCAATACGCATAGATTCGACACCAGACGTGTAAAATATCGTATTGATGGGTTCAAATTTAGCAACTAAGAAGTCAGTAGTATTTGTAGTATGTCCAATAGTTCCATCATTTAATGTATCTCCTACAATCCATAGACCACCATTATTTGTGCCGAATAACTGGACAGAACCTGCACTAGTACTACGGTCAATAAGTGTAATAGCTGGTTCAAACGAGTTAATTGTTATACCATAATCATTATCACCATCACCAACGTGGCCGCCGTTAATAGTAAGTTGATTATATGAGGTTGTGATATCGCCTGTAGTAGTTTTTCCCGTAAATGCTTTAGCTCCAGCAATTGTCTGAGCATCAGCAGTCAAAACACCAGCAGTGGTAGCATTAGCCGCTAAAATAGTAGCATCAGTACCTCTATCAGAATTGACAGATACTGTAGAACTATTCGATGTAAGAGATAGATTTGTGTTCGCGGTAACGTCAATGATAGTTTCAGTACCACCGACATTCTTTTTAATGAATAGTTTACCATCGTATGTATTAAGAGCAATCTCGCCTAGAGCAAGATCACCTACGACTGGAACTTTGCCCTGAACGGAACTTCTTTTTAACGTAATATTTGTTGACATATGCCAGCATCCATGTATAATTGCTATATAGCAGATAATAACAATGATAGAATCAGTTATATAACTTATCTATCGCTGTTGTATTTAGTATGTTCCACCATCAATGGCAGATATTGATACTGCGCCTGTTGAAACAGTAAAGTTGTTTGCGTCAAAACTCGCAACACCCTTGACAGTATTGTTGGCATTGATACCAGCAAGAGTTACGGCAGCGCCTTCTCCTGTTCCAGATACTGACAATCCTGTACCAGCGGTAACACCGACAGTCGCAACATAATCTCCGCTAGTGTCAGTTCCAAGAGCGACCGAGTTGGCTTGAATTGTTGTTGTAATCGAAACGTTAGCAGAACCATCGAATGATACAGAACCAGCAACATCTCCAGCCAGAGTAATTGTTCTTGCTGTTTGAAGCGTAGTTGCTGTTGAAGCGTTACCTGTCAATGAAGCTGTGATTGTTCCAGCAGCAAAGTTACCAGAAGCATCTCTAAACACAGTCGTGGATACTGTATTCGCATTTGTTGCATTCGAATTGATTGTGTAATCAGTGCCTTCACCAGCAGTTCCAGTGATGGTTAATCCGTTACCAGACACTGCAACTGATCCTGCATAGTTTCCAGTCGTATCAGTTCCGAGAGCGACGGAGTTCGCTTGGATCGTTGCGCTGATTGTGACGTTAGCGGAACCATCAAACGATACAGAACCGACAACATCGCCTGAAAGCGCAATCGTTCTTGCTGTATTCAGTGCTAGGGCTGTATTCGCAACGCCTTGTAATGTTCCGATAAAGTTGTTGGCGCGCATATCTGCTAAAGCGAATGAAGCGTGTGCTGTATCAATGAAGACTGATAAATCAGGTTCTGGTGTATAGTTTTTGAATACCTTAAATACACCATCTGTTGCATCTCTAAAGAAACCAGCGTGAGCATATGATCCGTCGTAATAACCGCCAGCCCAACCCAAATCAGGATTAGCACTGGTTTTACCTCTCGCAGAGCCACCAGAAACAAAAGTATCTGTTACAGCACTTGCGATGGTAAACGATGTGCTATTCGCTGCAATAATTGGAACGCCAGTAGAGTTGACGTTAAACGAAGAAGGAGTCATGCCCGTTACAGTGACATTAAATCCAACTTGATAGTTATTTGTTGTAGTCGTATATACAACATTTGCGCCGTCACCAACAGCATTTGTAACAGTCGCCAAAACACCTTGATTCAGATAAATCATGTTATCCGAAATTGATAGATTTTGCGCAGTTATGGTTGTTGTATTTCCACCTACAGTAAAGTTGCCGTCAATTGTAAGATTACCGTTAAACAGTCCGCTATTAAATTGGACGTTTGCAGTTGTCGCTACACTTTGACCAATCGCAATTGTTGGTGTTGCGCTCTCGCCAGAATTGTTTGAAAGAGTTACACCAGTACCAGCGACAAGACTTGCAACATAATCGCCCGTTGTATCAGTTCCAAGAGCGACAGAGTTTGCGGCAATTGTTGTGCTGATAGTGACGTTACCAAGATTTGTCATGGTAGCAGAACCAGTTACATCTCCCGACAATGTGATGACAGGATCGGCAACATCAAAGTTTAGAACACCTGCTCCAACTCCACCATCTGTGTATGTGACAGTGATACCATTCTGAGTGCCAGTAAGCATTCCGCCAACTGTGTCTTGAACTGCTTCAGCAAAATCGTTTACTTGTGATGCTGGAATAGAAATGGTGTTTGCAGCGGCTGCTGTAATGCGTCCCTGTTGGTCAACAGTGAATGTTGTAGTCGCAGTTGCTGTACCATAAGTTGCTGGCGTGACTGCGGTGTTGTCAAGATTGATTGTGATATTGTTGTTTGTGGCAGCGGATGTTAGTCCTGTGCCACCAGAAATTGTCAGAGTGTCGCTTATCAGAGAAACACCATCAGTGCCAGTATCGCCAGCAATAGTTAAAATCGTAGCAATGTTTGCTGTTCCTGCCGCAGTCAAGCGGCCTTGTTGGTCAACAGTGAATGTTGCAATGGCAGTCGTGTTGCCGTATGATCCAGGAGTTACCGCAGTGTTGTCAAGATTCATCGTGACAGTGTTGCTTGACACTACAGAAGTGAGTCCCGTGCCGCCCGCGAAGTAAAGCGTTTCATTTAAAAGAGTAATCGTATCTGTGCCAGTATCACCAGAAATATTTAGATTGGCGCTAAAAGTTGTTTGAAGATAACCCAGAGTTACGGCGTGTGCGTTTTCTGTTGGATTTGCGAGATTGATAATCTGCGCAGATGAAGCATCAATAGCGCCTGTTCCATTAGGATTCAGTGCGATGTTTCCGTTTGTACTGGTAGAAGAGATTTCATTGCCGTTGATGGTGATGCTATCAACATTCAAGATATCGATCTTGTTATTTGCATCTGTGATGATAGCAGAATTGGCGGTCAATGTGCCTGGAACATGACTTAGTTTTGATGTGAAATACTTGCCGCCAATAACTTCGATGTTAGCGGCAACTCCGCTAGTTTCTGTTCCTGTGCCAATATAAAGACGATCACCGCCGTTAGATTGTGTTCCGCCTAGAAATGAGTAACCCATTTCGCCTTGCGCAAGCGCGCCCGGAGAGCCTCCAGAACCAGATCGTTTTACCCGAATAATTGTCATTAGAAGAAACCTCCATTAACTTCAGTGTTTGGGTTATCAATGGAGGTTCTAGCTCTCCAAACTTGAGTTGATGCATCATATATTAAAAGAGAACCATCTTGTAAATTCCCCTCAACGACATCTGTAAGATCGCCCACTGTAATATTGCCAAGGCTTACCTGATAATTCGTAACTAAAATGTTCTGCTGAGGAGTTACCTTAGCGGATGTTTGTATTCCTTGAACAACTGTGGCTCTACTCGCAATCACTTCTTGGTAATTAGTTGCTGAAATGTTTTGCTGAGGAGATACAGCCGCGTTAGTTTGTGTTCCTTGAGTGACAACAGCATTGATGGTCATATTAAATTCTCGTCATTCCTGGAGTTACAGTAACAACACCTTCAACAACTCTTGTAATTAAACCAGCAGAAGATGTGATTTCCACATCATACAAATATCTTCCTGGTTCAAGTGCGGCAGTAGTGGTGCTGTTTAAAACAATTGTAATTTGACCCGAAGCGCCATTATGACTTGCTGTAAATGTGGTAGCCGTTGTCGATGCATAACTCTTTCGCATTTGAGCGGCTACTGTATAACCAGTAAGATTAAATATGGCATCCCCAGAATCTGTAACAGTGACTGTAGCACTAAAACTAGTACCCTGATCGATAACTAAATTTGCCTTAATAGCCATAGAAAAATCTCCTTACATCTATGGTTATTTATACTAATAAGAAACATTACTCAGGTTTTACAGGCCAGATAATATCATTTGGGAACCCTAATTGGTCTGTAATATCAAGAAGTTCACGGCGATAATTTGACCACGCCTGTTGTTGTTCAGGTGTTAAGTCTGCCCAACGAAGTGGATTACTAACAATTGGATCAACTACTCTACTAAGAAGATAATCTCTCCTATGTCGAACTAGTTCTGCCTCTTTTTGGTCAAGTTCGGCTTGTGTTGGAGGAGTATATGCAATTGTGAGTGGATCCGCATTCATTCTAACATAAAGTTCTGCCACATCAAAGTTTGCGCCAGTGTCATTAGGATCACATGTGAATGGGATCCATCCATATGTGGGATGATTAATCTCACAATCAATCATTGTCTCATTAATATGTCTTGCGTTGCGATATTCCATTATGCTATCCTTAAAAATATACCAAGATTTCGGTCTCTACTGCTACTAAAACTGCCGCCCATCAATCTCCATGTTCCAGTTAAGGAACCAGCTAGAATCATTCCCATGTAGTCGTTACCAGCTTCATCGTATAAACTTGCTCGTAAAAGCGCACTTCCTGCTTTAGTTTCACCATAAGCGATTGTAGTGCCATTGTCGCCTAAAAGTCCATATGTTCCAACGCCGCCAAAATCTCCACCAGAAGTAGCTTCTAAAACTTCTGCGGTTGAAGCTGCAATAGCCTGTGCAGTTCTCAATGGTGTCATGACTACAGTACTAGCAGTTCCAGCTTCGGCTTGTGCTTGTGTTGCGATATCTGTTACAGTAGTACCGCCCAGATTCAACGATGATATAGCTACAGTTCCAGTGAATGTTGGACTCGCAAGAGGCGCTTTTGCGTCAAGTGCAGTTTGTAGTCCGTCCACATTTGCGATGATATGATTATGGCTGTCATCGTCAACTGCAACCGTCATCGACACGTTAGCTGATCCGTCAAATGATACGCTACCTGAAACGTCTCCCGCAAGAGTGATTGTTTTAGCTGTAGCTAAAGACGTTGCGGTTGAGGCGTTGCCTGTCAAATTGCCTGTAATTGTACTCGTAAAAGTCTTCGCTCCAGAAATATCTTGTGAGTTCGCTGTTATGAGTCCCGCAACAGTGGTGTTAGCTGCTGGAATAGTTGCGTTTGTTCCAGTTGAAGATGTGATTGTGCCGCTGTTTGAACCTGTTGTATATCCAAGATTAGTATTCGCAGCCGCAATCGTAATCGAACCTGTGCCGTTTGAGATGATCACATTTTGTCCAGGAGTCAAAGTCCCCTTCGACAATGTACCCGTAGATGTTCTTCCAATTAATAGTTGACCATCAGTATATGATGTAGTCTGCCCAGTGCCTCCGTTTTCCACGCCAAGTATGCCAGATACATGTGTAGTCAAGCCGATCTTGCCATAAGAAGGAGCTACACCCACGCCACCAGAGATTAGCGCGTTGCCTGTAGCAACGTCAGCGAGTTTGCTGAGTGTTGCTGAACCAGATGCGAATAGGATATCACCTACAGCATAGGAAGAGATACCAGTGCCACCATCAGCAACAGCGAGGTCGGTAATGCCAGTGATACTGCCTCCAGTGATGCTTACAGAGGATGCAGCCTGAGTCGACATTGTGCCAAGACCGGTAATGTCTGTGTTAGGAATAGTTGCAGATGCAGTTAAAGCAGTCGTTCCTGCGCCTTTCACATATCCAGTTAAAGTGACAGCGCCAGTGCCGCCTCTGTTGACTGCAATCGTTGTCGCGTTCCAAGTACCAGATGTAAGTGTTCCAACAGAAGTCAGACTTGATCCAGTTACGCCACTTCCCAATGTTGTAGAACTAAGAACTGATGTGCCGTTGATGTGATATTCTTTGCTTGACAGAAGATTCATATGCTCGGATGATGTCCAAGCGTCTGTAGCGTCTACCCAGTTGAAAGTTTTGTCGGTTGTACCTTTCAGTGTGATGCCGCCGCCGTTAGCGCCCGCGTCACTTGGAGAAACTACAGAGCCGAGTTCAATATTTTTATCATCATATGTAACTGTTGTTGAATTGATAGTTGTTACAACACCGTTTACAGTCAGATCGCCAGTAATTGTCACATCATCTGAGAAAGTTGTATTGCCTGTTACCGACATCAATCCAGAAATAGTGGCATTGCCGCCAACTCTTAACTGTTTCGCAAGACCTAGACCACCTGCGACAATCAAAGCGCCTGTGGTTGTTGTTGTCGAATCTGTAGCGTTGCTTAAAGTGATTGCGCTTGCAGTAGACGCACCGCGACCAGTCACGCTTGAAAGTGTGCTTGTGCCTTGGATACGAATGGCGTCATTGGTTTCGTCAACATTCACATTGATATCGGTACCGCTCACAAAAGTTAACGTGTCGATCAATCCGTCAGCAACAGCGCTGCCAGTTTCAGCCCAAGTGTATTCAGTGTCAGTATCGTCAACTGTGAATGTTTTGAAAGTCACTAGCGGATATCTGTTATCAAGGTTTGTAGAAGATGCTGTTGCGCCAGTTACGTGGCCGTATGTATCAAATGTTAGCGCTAAGTCTTGAAGAACTGTACCATCTGTGGTATTGACGCTAACATTTGTAACAGAAGAAGTGTCGGCGTGTGCGATTGTTGCAGAAGAACCTTCGCTAGGAGTATGTGTTACAGTGATACCATCACCGGCAGTTACACCAGACATATAGTTGCCAGTTGTATCAGTTCCTAGCGCGACTGAGTTTGGTTGAATATTCGCTGCAAACGAAATAGTTCCGCTTGTAAGATCGGTAAGAGTCACGCTTCCTGTTCCTGTAACATCTCCTCCCACAAGTGTCACAGTCACGACTGGATCTGGTTTATTTTGGACGCTTGTCCAATCTGTGTTACCCACAAAGTTGTTCGCAGTGATAGTTTTGTATATGTTTGTCGAATTGCCAATGTCAAAAGCGTTATTTGAGTTTGGAATAATTGAGTTGACAATCTTTGCATTCAGTGTTACAATATCTGTAGTCGTATCACCAAGAACAGTATTTCCATTTACAGTTAGGATGCTAGAAACTGTTGATGTTGTTGAAATTGAGTTGTTGACTGTGAAATCTGCATTTGTTGCTAGATTTGTTGTACCCTGGACAGTCAAATTTCCTGAAATAACAATATTTTGTCCGAAAGATGTGTTGCCTGAAAGAGTAGAAGTTCCACTTACTGCCAGTGCGTTTGTGATAGTTGCTGATTCGAGTGTAGCGAGTCCAGATGTTCCGAATGTTCCAGTGACATTCGCACCAACTAGAGTTGTTTGAACCCTTACTATATTATTCGCGTAAAGTATCACTCCAGCATCTTCGGTCGCAACAATCATGTTTTCTGTATTCGCGGCATTCATAACTCTGAAAGTGCTTGCGTCTACAATAAGGTCGCCAGTTCCTGTGTCTGTGATATAGCTGTTTAACCCGTCATGGTAAATCTGAAGATCGTTTCCAGTACCGATCAATAGATAATCGCTATCTTGTAAATCAACATTCGCGTTAAATGTCGCGGTAGTCACAACATTCATGGAATTGATCGTAGCAAGTCCGCTTGTGCTTAGAGTAGCAGTGCCGACATGAGTAGCGGCGACATTCGCAGCCGATACGACATTCGTTACCGATAGATTCGCACTTACAGTGGTGTTGCCCGTGACAGAAAGAGTGTTATTGGCAGATGTGAATACGAAGTTTGCACTATCAACAATCTCACCAGCAGTGCCTACAAACGGCACACGAGTTGCGGTTAAGTCGCGAACCATAAGTGATGCTGTGTTTGCTTGTGCATTCACAGTCAAGACATTTGAAACAACAGCGCTATTTGCAACGGATGCATCTTTTACATAAAGATTCAACCAGTTTGACGCAACAGAACCCAAATCATATGTCGTATTAGCACCAGGGTGAATACCAGTGGTGTTAGCTGCCATGACCATTGTGTTTGCGTCTGCGCTTGTGCTAAGAAGAACATTCAAAGTTGGATAAGAAGTATTGGCGCTCAAAACTCTAAATGTTTTTGTGCCAAGACCTTTTAGAACCATTTGACCTTCAGCTTCAATATCAGTATCAGCCCAAACATAAGTCGTATGAACATTGCCCCAAGGCTTTGCACTAGAACCCAAATCAACTGTGGTCGCAGACGGCAAAATATCTTCGTCAACATAACCAAGAATAGATACGGTATCATCAATTGTCGCACCGAGTGTGACATTATTGTTGAAAAATGTTTCTGCTCCTGTGAATGTCGCATTCGCAGTTACTGTGAATACTCCATCGATGTTTACGTTTGCATTGAAATCGGAAGCAGCGTTAACATTAAGAATGTCTGTGCCAGCATCACCGATTGTGGTATTGACGCTAGTGATATTTACAAGTGCGCCAGAAAAGACGGCATTCGCTGTCTGAGTTAGAATGCCGTCAATATTGACATTCGCGTTAAAGTCTGAGATAGAATTTACGTTTAGAGTGTCCGCAGCACTAAAGCCGATCGTCATTACATCAACATTTGCATTCAAAGAAGCGGCTGTGAATATGGTATTGGAAGTCACATCGAAGGTCGTACCGTCAAAATCAATTCTTGAGCCAGTGATGATTGTGTTCGAAGTCGATTTTAGTTCTGTGCTTGTGATGTATGTGTTAACACCAGAAAGATATGTGTTCGATTTAGCAAAGAACGAGCCAGTATTTACAGTGGTGTTTGCAGCATCAATCAAGAAAATCTTTGTCGCACCGCCATCGAATACCACGTTACTTGAAACAACCACGTTGTTCGCGTCTACTGTAAACAGGTTAATGCTTGATGTGACATCGATTGTGCCGTTTACGGATGTGAAGACGGCATTTGAAGTGACATTCAGAGTCGCTGGTACGCTAACAGAACCGCCTCGAAGTGCGTTGGACACGCTCAGAGTGTTTGCTGAAAAGATGCCTTGAATATGCGCGTTACCCGTAGTCTGCGCACCGTTTGTAGTGTTAGGCTGTGCAACGCCCGCGACTGTGACAACAACAGTCGCCATGTCCGCGATAACTAAGTTCGTTTTGCCGATCCAACCGCCAAAGCTGTCAGTCGTTACTTCCACGTTAGCGCCTAAATATGATGATTTTGACATTCTGCTTTTACCTGTTTGCTATCTGAATTAATAAATCACGAATATTTTGAAGTTCATCCTTGATATCGTGCATCTCATTTTCTAAATTGGCTACCCTATTTGATTGCTCTTTCGCTTTGCGATACTTCTCTAAGGCGCTCTTATTCTTATTTATAAGAGCGCCTGTGGATAAGTCCTTCGCGAAATCTTCGTGGTCTGTATTTACAATCATATCGCCAACGCAATCGCTCTCATATCTTTGACTCTCGGAATTTTATCATGACCAGCTGATGTCAAAACAATCTTCACTGCGAAATATTTATAGTCAGTATAGACAGCGCCACCAGCATCGATATACTTGAATGTTGTGCCGCTTTCGAGAATCGCAGAACCCCCCGCTGTTGCTGATGTTACTACAGTTGTACCGTCAGATTGGAAGCCCGTTGTTCCCAATGAATACTGAAATTCTCTGAAGTCGAAACGATTCGCATTTGAGGATGTGAAGTTCGTTCTGTCTTCAGATTGCAGTTTTGTCCAAGGAATTTGATCGAAAGGCGTAGCATCTGCTGAGTTTTTGAACTTAGCGTATACTGTGATATTAGAAGTCGGTGGCTTATATGCAGTCAACCAAATTTTGATATCTTCGGCATCTAGACCATCAGCAAGTTCTACCGTTCTTGAGATATACTTGGACGATGCTGCGCCTTCTACATTTCTATTTTCATCGGTCAAATCATTGTTGATAAGATATTCGTAAATATCAACTGTTGAAATTTGATGGTCGACAAACGGAGAAGTGTCGCGAGACAATGTGGAATTGGTTGAATTTGTCAAGGTCATTTCTAGAACAAATGATCTTTCAGTTGGCGCAAGAGATTTACTTTTAATGTAAGTCGGAGTCGTGTTGAAATATTTGTTATCGTTAAAGTCGATATTGATTCTATCTCCTCCAAGATAATCGCTTGAACCATTCGAAAGTGCGGTTGCTGCCAGAGTTGTTTTTGTTCTTGTGAAGTTTGTTCTGTAGAACTGTGGCTGCAAATAACTCACTGGAATAGCGTCAACTGTACCAACAGTTGCAGTTGCTCCAGAATCAGCGCCTATAATGACGTTGTTGTTTGCAAAAACAAGTCCAGTCTTAGCGCTTGAATTTTCAAGAATAAGTCTGACAGGATTACCAGTCGTATTGAAGTAGTCTACATCACCACTTACAGTTCTGAAATAATTGGCAGCAGAGTTTGCTCCAGAAGGGAATTCTTTTACCGTCAAAGAAGTGTTATTGGCAACACTTGCGATTTCTAGGACTTGATAATCAGCGCCATTTATATAAACAATATTTTCACCAGCAGTAAAGGCAGAAGCGAATGATGTTCCGCTTCCAGTGATTGTCTGACTTGTTGTGTTTGCCGCAATTGTTCCTGCTGAATTTGACGATTGAACAAAAACTTTCTCACCACGCTTAAACTTTCCAGCATAAGAGGAAACAGTGAAGAACTCGTGGTCTTTGTTTGTCATTTCAAATGAGCCAGAAGTGTTTGCGGAATCAGATGAGTTTGTGAATGCTGCTTTGTAAAGTTTGAACTTTAGATTCTCATCTTGATATGCCGTCCATGCTTTGTTATTTGTAGAAGTGAACAATGTTCCAGCCGCAGAATCTGTTGTGATTTTTAAGCCTGTTCGCACATCTTCTAGACCAGTTTTTGCGATCCAGATGAGATAATCTGGATTAGATTGATCGGGAAGAACAACAACACAATATTCTTCTCCAGTTTTAAGAGCGACTGGAGCATCAAACGTCACAGTGGTTGCAAGAGAGCCATCATCTGAAACATTAACGTCTTCAGACTCCAAATGTATCGAACTGAATGGGACAATTTCTGGACCAGGATAAGCATTGACAGTGTTTCTGAGTTGGACAGTTACTCCTAAAGTTGAACTCTTCTCTTTAAAGAAAAGATCAATTTTAGTTGCAAAGAGCGCATTGTCGGAAGACATGTCTTCTTCGATAGTGAAAGTCTGTGCAATAGGGTCAATCACACCACTGAACGTTCTTTGCTCATCATCATCATCTCTATCTCGTGGACGACTCACTTGAACATCAACATTTGTAACAGTTCGGGCTGATGTTACTTTTTCGATACTTGATTCACGAGTTGTTACTTGCAATGCAGTTTTTTCTACCGAGAAGTTGTAACCTCTGTATGTCGCTTTAGATGATGATGTTGCAGCCTCAATAGAATTAAGATCATCAACATCCACGATAGTCAGAACTCTATCTCCAACATAGAATGTGTCTGCTGGCAATCTGAACATTGCTCTTAGAACGCCTTTGTTGTCCGAGAAAATTTCATGCGAAATGCCAAATCTACCAGAACGTGCCAAATCAGAAATTCTACGTGTCGGACCCTGTTTCGCAGGAATAACACTTGTATTCACATCTTTGCCATCAAAGAAGAAATAGAAACGAGTATTTGGTCTTAAACCTTCTGAGAGTATTCTGACATCTCTTTCTCTCAAAAATGGCTTGAAATCGAAATCGGTTACGAAGTCTCCAACTTGCTGGACACTATTTCTACCGCGCACTACATCTAAACTAGTTGTTGTTACTCGCGTTGTTGTCGTAGTCGTTGTTGTACGGCCTTCTCTTTCTACATCTGTGCCCACTACTCTCCTATCAACACTCGAAAGAGGTACAAATTCGCCAATAGAATCAATAATGTCATTTAACATTGCTGTATTGTCAAACGTGATATTAACATCAGGCGCAGTTACGACTTCTGGTGCTCCGTCGTATTCTGGAAACAATGTGGTTGTTCCTGCAAAATTCCATAAACCAGTTACGCAATTTCTGAAGTTTGTTCCATATGGTTGATCGATAAACTTCTTGTCAGTTTTTGACAAAGTGATGCCTTCGCCAAAATCAGTGGTATTATTATTGGCTAGAGATCCAGGGACAACTTTCAGGTCTAGATTGTATTTTCTAAATCTAGGCGTCAATTCGCTATACGCAGGATCGATTGCGGCTTTG